CGCCAGCATCTGTAGACCCCCCCCGGCGGGCGCGGCGGCGGGGGCCGCTGCTGAGGCACTCCCCGACCTACCGCCGAGAAAATTTTTCAAAACTAAGCGCGCAGCTAATTGACGCATAAAGAGGCAGGCAATATGTTAAGTGCAGAGGAGGCACCCAAGATGACGTCATGTCAGCACCACCCACAGAAGAAGGCCGTAGCTAAGGGCCTGTGCGCTGCCTGCTACATGCGCCAGCGCCGCGCCAAGAGTGTCACCTACGTTGGCCGCGCGCCGACTGGATACAACTACCGCCTCGCCCTCGACTGCGCGGGTGAGTGGATTGAGCGTTTTGATGCCATGATTGACCAGAGCGGGGACTGCCACGCCTGGACGGGGGCTAAGACGAGGGGCGGTCACGGGGTTTTCTTTGTCGCCGGGCGGACGCTCTTGGCGCATCGGCTTCAGCATGCGTTGAGCGGTGGCAACCCCGCCGCTGAGGTTGTCATGCCTACGTGCGGCAACCCGCACTGCGTCAACGCGGACCACCTCGAGGACGGCGCGCGGGAGGGTGGCACGGCAGACACGCGCGCCAAGGGTCGTCAGGGGATTGTGCCGAAGGTCGGCGCGCACTTGCGGGACCGCCACACGCACCCGAAGGCTCGCCGGATTGCCACGCCGGAGGGTGAATTTGCCAGCGCGTCGCTGGCGGCTGAACACATTGGGATATTGCCCCGGACGGCGCAGCGCCGAGCAACGGATTGCCGCGACGGCTGGCGCTGGTTAGACTGACCGAGAAGAGGAGTATTCGACATGGCAGGCAAGCCGCTGAAGAAGAAAATGATGTCCACGCTTACTGACCTCGCCACGGCGGACGGGCTGACGGCGGTGGAGTTTATCCACGACTTTATCGCCAGCGGCAAGACGATGACTGACTTGGCTGAGATGCTTGGGGTGTCTCGCGCATACGCCAGCCGTAATTTGAACGATTTTCCTGAAATTCGTGCGGCCCTGAGCCGCGCCCGCTTGGATGGTGCGGACGCCATAGCGGAGCAGTCGATCCGGCTGGCTGACGACTTAGCTGCCCGCATGGATAGTGGCGAGGAGATCAGGAACGAGCGGATTGGCCTGCTGCGGGAGCAGAATAGCGTCAGGAAGTGGCTGGCCGCTGTGGCCAACCCTGAGAAGTATGGCCGCAACGACAGTCAGGTGACCATCAACATTGGCGACCTTCACTTGGACGCCCTGCGAAAGAGCCGCATGATCAACATCACGCCAGAGACGAAGGAGTTGTCGGATGACAACTGAGCAGCAGCCAAACCCGTTTCTGGATTTTGTTGAGCGCTACAGCAAGGATCCGGCGCTATTCGTCAAGGAAGTCCTCGGAGGCACACCCACGCCGTATCAGGAGGAGGCGCTGGCTGCATTGGCGAAAGGTGAGCGGAAGATGTCGATCAGGTCCGGCCACGGCACGGGCAAGTCTACCTTCGCGAGCTGGGCCATGCTGTGGTATTTGACGTTCCGCTATCCGTGCAAGATTGTGGTCACCGCGCCCACGACGGGTCAGCTTTTTGACGCCTTGTTTGCCGAATTGAAGCGGTGGATCTCGGAGATGCCGGGTCAGCTGCGCCCGCTGTTTAACGTCAAGAGTGACCGGGTTGAATTGACTTCGGCCCCGTCGGAGGCGTTTATTTCGGCCAGAACCAGCCGAGCAGAGACGCCGGAGGCGCTGGCGGGCGTTCACAGCGAGAACGTCCTGCTTGTCGTTGATGAGGCATCCGGCGTGCCTGAGCCTGTCTTCGAGGCGGCGGCTGGCTCGATGTCTGGCCACTCGGCCACGACGCTGCTGCTCGGCAACCCTACGCGATCCAGCGGCACGTTTTTTGAGAGCCAGACGCGGATGGCTGCGTCTTGGTGGGTGCGGCGGTGGTCGTGCTTGGACAGCCCGTTGGTGAGTGATGACTTCGTGGCGGAGATCAAGCTGCGCTACGGCGAGGATAGCAACGCCTTCAGGATCAGGGTTCTTGGAGAGTTCCCTCTGGCGGATGACGACACGATCATTCCGTTTCACTTGGCGGATGCGGCGTCGAAGCGCGACATTGAGGTGCCGGAGGGTCTGCGGCCTGTGTGGGCCCTGGACGTGGCTCGCTTTGGCGGCGACCGGACTGTGCTATGCAAGCGCACGGGGGCGGTGGTGACTGACATTGAGGGCTGGAGCGGGCTTGACCTGATGCAGACTGTTGGCCGCGTGAAGGCGGAATATGACGGCTGCAGCTTCAACATGCGACCAACTGAGATACTCATTGACAGCATTGGCCTCGGCGCTGGCGTAGTAGACCGCCTCCGCGAGCTTGGCCTGCCAGTGCGCGGCGTGAACGTGTCTGAAAGCCCGAGCATTAAGGGGACATATTCCAACTTGCGGACGGAGCTGTGGTTTAGGGTGCGCGGCTGGCTTGAGGAGAGGGGTAGCAGGATACCCCAAAATGACGAGCTGATCGCCGAGCTGACATCGATCCGGTATACCTACCACAGCTCTGGCAAGATGGCGGCTGAGAGTAAGGATCAGATGAAGCGGCGCGGGCTAAAATCTCCCGACTTTGCTGACGCTCTGTGCCTGAGCATGGCTGGCGAGGCGGCGACTGCGATGGGCGTCAGGTCTACGAGCTGGGGCCAGCCCTTGCGGCGAAATCTGCAGGGCATCGCCTGACGTTGTTTCGCTGTTAGTTTTCAGGTAAAGTGTCCCCAACCTTGCAAGGGATGGGAACTATGGCGGATCAGCGTTATCTGAATTTCATTGACATGATCAACGGTGGCGGCATGGGGGCCGCTGGCAGTCGGTTCGAGGGCGGCGGCTTGCTGTCTATGCTTGGGAATGCGCTCGGCATCCGCCCCTACGGCTACGAGGACAGACTGTCCGAGGTGCGGCCCATGGCGCGCCCCGCTGGCTTGATGCCAACGCAGGCTCGCCCGCAGCTTCCCGTGACTGGCATGGACGAGACGCTTGTGCCGGGGCCGATCTACAGCGGTCGCGGTGACTTCGGGATGCCCGCCCAGAATATGCAGATGCCCGCAGAGATCGGCAACTCAGGCAGCGGGATGGCCGCGCTACAGTATGGCGGTCGCGGGACGGTCGGAATGCCAATTAACTCGATATTTAACACGCCGGAAGGCCGTGCTGCACTAAAATATCTTCGGTCTATCGGGGCAGTGAATTTCTGATGGGTATTTTTGACGCAATCTCTGACTTCCTGTCAAAAGAGGCAGGCCAGCGGCGCACTCAGGCGCTCAATGAGGGCTTGGCATACTACGTCCCGCCGGAGCTGCGGCAGAAGCTGGGGCTGCTTGCGGAGATGACCCCCACCGCCACCGTGCAGCGCGCGGGGCAGGCTTCTGAGCGGATGCTGGCACCTAACCGCACTGTCGGGCAGCGCGTCGGCGATCTGGGAGCGATGCTGTCAGAGACTGCGGGCGTTGTCGCCCCTGCGATGGTGGCTGGCCGTGCGGCCATGCCTGCCGCGCAGGCTGTGCAGGAGGGGCTGCTTGGCTTCTCAATGGGCGCGGATGATATGGGCCGCCAGTTTGTGGAGCGCATGAACCAGCCGGGTCCGGTCCCCACGATGTATAGTAACCCTGTCATGGCTCCATTCGACATGGGGCGCGGCATGGGCGACAATGGAGGCCCACGGCGGCCTTTCGCAATAGAGAGCGTAGACCTTCCAGCACACTCCCGCCCCGAGTGGTCTGGGCGCGCCCCGAATCGCACCGAACCATATCCGCGCTATCGCCCAGCAAAAACAACTGAGCGCATGTCGCGCCTAGAGGCACAGATTGCCGACCCCAACAACCCAATTCGCGGAATTTTCGACAATTACGTCGAGAAAGGCAAAACACTAAAGGGTCCAGATTGGTATAACACCGAGGAGCTGCGTGACTGGTTTACTTCTCAGCTCGGTGATGCTGAAGGAGACAGGCAGTGGCGTGAATACATGGAGTTGATTGGCACAACATCAACGGGCGCAAAAGTTCCGTCAAATATTCGGATGGCTTCATTTTATCGCGCGCTAGCTCCAGAAGATCGAGTTGCTGTTGCTCAGATGGTCAAGGACAACGGCATCACGCCAAAAGCCGCCGCAGAAGCTCTTGGCGTGATGCCGCCAAATACTCCTGATAATTATGCGTATGGGCACATCAAGCAGCGCAACCAAGCGGGCAACGTCGTTAATCGCGAAGCTGGAGACTGGTCAAGGGCAGTCCCTGAAGGGCTTTCTGGGGCAGCGCTCTCAAAATGGCTTCAGGCAAACCCGAAGGTTAAGGGTTTCGGTAACGACTTGCTGGGTGATGAGACAAATATCGCCGCTGACATGCACTTCATGCGTATGCTGGCAATGGCAGACGGCGGTGGAGATTTCTTGAATGCTCAGGCTAAATTGAGCAAGGCTGACACCGACACTGTGGCGAGTGTGATCGGCCCGAAAAACATGAAGAAATACACATCAACTCGCATGGTAAACGGCAAGCCTGTGTCTGAGGTAAATCTATTCAAGGCATGGCAAGATGGGATGATCAAAGACACATCGGCGCTGCAGAAGATGCCGACAGCGTGGGCTGACACGCCAAAAGCAAACGAATATGCCGCCTACGAAGACATGGCAAACCGCGTTTCTGCTGAATATGGCATGACACCAGCGCAGTTCCAAGCGTCTCTCTGGATGGGCGCTGGCGACTTGACCGGACTGGCCGACGAAAGCCAAGGCACATTTATGGAGCTGTTCCGCAACGCACTGGATAAGAGAGCCGGGGAGCGCGGGTTGTCGCGTAGGGAGATGCTCACTGACTTTCTGCAAAACAAATCCCCGCTAGCTATAGCCGCTGGCCTGCCCGCGTATGGTCTCCTGTCGCAGCCTGATCAGGAGCAATACTAATGCCGCTGAAAAATGGCAAATCCGCCAAGACCATCTCGGCCAACATCAAGGCCGAGATCCACGCGGGCAAGCCGCAGAAGCAAGCCGTCGCCATTGCTCTCAGCAAGGCTGGCAAGTCCAAGAAGGGGAAAAAGAAATGAAGAAGCCCGTATTCAAGCCCTGCAATGGATGCCCCACCCCCGCCAAGTGTAAGGCGGCGGGCCGTTGCCTGATGAAGGGCAAGAAGTGATGGCCAAAGACCCGCGCCTAGCAAAAGTCGGCGTTTCGGGTTACAACAAGCCCAAGCGCACACCGAGCCACCCGACAAAATCTCACGTCGTGGTGGCAAAGGAGGGGGCGGCGGTCAAGACGATCCGCTTCGGTCAGCAGGGAGTGAGCGGAGCCGGGGCCAGCCCCAAGACGGAGGCCGAGAAGAAGCGGCAGGCGTCCTTCAAGGCTCGGCACGCAAAGAACATCGCCAAGGGCAAGATGTCTGCGGCTTACTGGGCTGACAAGGAAAAGTGGTGAGCTGAATGGCTATTTCAACATACGCAGAATTGAAGACGGCCATTGCCGACTTCCTGAACCGGGACGACCTTACGTCGGCCATCCCCAGCTTCATCGCGCTGGCGGAGCAGCAAATGGCGCGGGACATCCGCCACTGGCGTCAGGAAAAGCGAATTGAGACCACACTCAACGAGCGCTATGAAAACCTGCCAAGCGACTTTATTGAGGCGTTGGAATTAAGCACTGACAACAACCGCCGCCTCACGCTCATCTCTACAGCCGAGATGCAGGATCGCAAGGAGGCCACGTCAACGTCTGGCGCGCCGCAGTATTATCGTTTCACTGCAAACCAGATTGAGTTTTTCCCCGCGCCGACGGCGACGTCAACGTCAACGCTGTCGATGCAATACTACGCGCGCATCCCGGCGCTGTCTGACAGCAACACTTCAAACTGGGTGCTGTCCTACGCCGCCGACGCCTACCTTTACGGCGCGCTGCTGCACTCAGCCCCATACCTGCAAGAAGATCAGAGATCGGTTGTCTGGGCGGGCCTGTATCAGTCGGCAATAGACGGCCTGCGCCGCGACAACGACGGCGGCAAGTATGGTGGCCCGCTCAAAATGGGAGTTCCGCGCTGATGGTAACGACGACTTGGGATCAGAAGTCAGGGATGACCAGCGCCACAGAGGTAGACAACCTCGAAAGCTATTCCGCGCAAGCGGAGGCGTCAAAGGACGCTGCAGCGGCCAGTGAGGCAGCGTCTGCCGCGTCTGCTGCGTCTGCGGCTGGCAGCGCCACAAGCGCGACGTCAAGCGCTGCAGCAGCGTCTGCGTCTGCTACATCTGCAAGTGGATCTGCCAGCTCGGCTTCGGCGTCTGCGTCTGCGGCATCGTCTTCCGCAGCGTCAGCCGCCACGTCGGCCAGTAGCGCCGCCACGTCTGCCAGCAACGCGGCCACGTCGGCCAGTAGCGCCGCCACGTCGGCCAGCGGTGCTTCGGGCAGCGCCTCAAGCGCCTCCTCGGACGCAGCGGCGGCGGCAGCAAGTGCTTCGGCTGCGCTCTCCAGCGAGACTGCGGCGGCGTCCAGCGAGGCTGCGGCGGCGTCCAGCGAGACTGCGGCGGCGACGTCCGCAGTAAGTGCGTCGAATAGCGCCACATCCTCCGCATCATCTGCGTCGTCAGCCTCAACGTCAGCAGCGACTGCGACGACGCAGGCTGGCAACGCCCTCACGTCTGCCAGCAACGCCGCCACGTCTGCCAGCAACGCGGCCACGTCGGCCAGTAACGCGGCGTCCTCGGCGTCCTCGGCTGCTTCCTCGGCGTCCTCGGCTGCTTCCTCGGCATCTTCTGCTTCGGCATCTGCTGACGCCGCTCTTGCAGCTTTAGACAATTTCGATGATCGCTACCTTGGCCAGAAAGCCAGCGATCCAACGCTTGATAATGACGGGAATGCTCTCGCAGCTGGAGCGCTATACTTCAACACAACCGACAACATTATGAAGGTATATGAC